ATTGGTCAGGAAAATTTGACTTTGACTTAATCATTTATGAGGAAAGGACAGAACCAAAATGGACACCGCTAAAATCATAGTAGCAAAGCCGACTGGTGAAGAACAAGGAAATATTGCAGACAGCGCGGAAGTGGACGTTGAAATTGGAGACAAATGCGATTTTGAAATCTCAATAGACAGCGAAGACTGGGATAAAGAGAGATATGGATATGGATGCAGATTTTTCATACCTGGGACAGAATATGGCGGATTTATTGGATCAATTACATCGAACACAAAATTGGGAAAAATCACACTAGGTGGCTACACGTGGCGGGGGATGCTGATATATAAGATAATAGCACCGCCAGAGGGACAGGACCATCTGATATTATCCGGAGAATTGAACGACGTGATAAGGGAGATGATTGGTGATAGATTTGACGGATTGATTGAGGTCCCTAAAAAAAGCACAGGAATAACGGTGACTAATTGGAAAGTGGACCGATACGTTACGTTATACGATGCAATCATGAAACTCTTAAATCAACACGGATATAGGTTGAATATTGAATATGTGCAGCCAAGCGGACTGGATTACGGCTATATAGCAATGGAAGCATTACCGGTTATAGATTATTCAGAGGAGCTGGAGTATAGCCAGGAGGCGAAAGCGAATGTAACAATCAAGGATTACAGAGCTGGAGTAAATCATCTAATCTGTGCAGGAGAGGGAGAAAATCAAGAAAGAGTGATACTCCACCTGTACGTACAGGGAGATGGAAGCATTGGAAAAGAACAGTATTATTACGGAAAAGACGAACTGGAAGCGGTATATGATTACTCGTCGGCGGATAAAGAGAAACTGGAAGAGGGAGGAATAAAAAAGCTTCAGGAACTCCAAAATTATAAAAAATGCGAAATAACAGTAGAAGATATAGAGTTGGAGGTGGGCGATATCGTAGCTGGATATGATGCTATCACTGACACAACGGTAAAAAAACCGATTGTGCAAAAAATACTCAAAGTGAAAGATGGAGAAGTTACCATCGATTACAAAATGAAAGGAGATGATTAAATGTCCGGATTAAAACCAATAACGGTGAATACACCAACAGCGGAAGAGGCGCATATATATGCGGAAGATGACGCGGCTGTCTACCTGAGCATGTTTGGCGGAGATGGAGTATCTACCAACGGGCAATCGTGCAAAGCCACAGTATTGTCCAATAACAAAGTAAGAATTGCAGATGGAGTTATCTGCGTAGGAGGACATTTTGCCCGTATCCCTTACGGAGATTATATTGATTGCGAAATCGAAAACGGACAGAGTGGCAAGAAAAGGAACGACATCATTGTGGCAAGATTCGAGACGACCGGGACGGGTGGGATTGATACATACACATGTGAAGTTAAGAAAGGCGAGGCAGGAGCTACAGCAACGGATCCGGAGATTGTACAAGAAGACTTATACAAGGCGGGAAAAGTGAGAGAGCTACCGCTGTACAGGGTGAAGATAGAGGGACTGAGCATCACGGCGGTAGAGCAACTCTTTACGTTGAGAAAAACCAATGAGGAATTAGAAAAAGAACTTGCGTCACTAAATAGCAATAAAAAAGTGGAATGCTTCAGCAAAACTGTAGCGTCCGAAACGAATATACTCGTTGACTTCTCGTCAGAAGTAAATCAAATAATAAAAAATGGTGGAAAAATAATCTCTGCTATCCCTGGCGCAACAACAAATTCTAACAATGCATTGGTGTACGGAAAAGTTGCTATCCAAGCATTGCCAGACTGGTCAGAAGTGTACGTTAGGTGCAATAGTAATTATTATTCTGGATTGGGTGGAACAACTACGCTCAATCTACTGGTGATATATGTGTAATTACATTTTTGTCCACGCCTGAGATACGGAACCATCTTTGTTATTTTTCATGATG